TTACTTATGAATAATTGTCGAATACAGTGATATCAAAAACATCCCAAAATAAAGACCTATCATTACCTTACTATATAAGGCAGATCCGATGTCTTTTTCCTCTTTCTTTCTGGTATCAGAAATGGCTTGATATTGGGTTAGGTTATTTTTAACTTCGTTTATAGTTGCTCGAAGATTGTTGTAGTCCCGAATTAGAGTCTGTGTTTCTGTAAGATCATTACGTAGTGCGGCCATATCACCTTTCATGTCTAGTAATATATTGATAACTTCCTTTTGTGAATACATATCATCATTTTTCTGTTCTTTCATAAACATTACCTCCGATCACTTTATAATATTCAAAACTAGGTAATGTTGTTAAATAAAGGTTATGAATATTTCATGTACCACCTTGCCCTCTCCCGGCTAATTTCCCATTACACTACGATAACCGTGTTACTAGGACCATCCCAACTTACCTGATGACCTAAAGCTTCTGCCAATGCACGAACCGGTGCATAAGCCCTTTCTCCCAGGATAACCCCTGGGATAAGATTGCTTACCACGGCAAGGTTGACTGAAGACTCGCTGACCACCCCTTCAGGCAAAATAACGACCAGATTTTCTTCTGCCCACCATTTAACCTGTTTACCCAGCGCTTCCGCAAGAGCCCTGACCGGACCAAAGGAACTATTGCCGATTATCACTCCTTCAAATACTGTGCTGCCTATCTGAATTTTTACTGTAGTTGTTTGTCCTGTACCGGATAAATCACTGAATAGTTTATCCCATGGAAACGCTGGCCCAGGATCATTCGCCCGATTTACCGAATCTAAGCGATAGTGGCCAATAATATGATCTCGGTCAACCGGTATACCCCATTTAACTATCAACTGCCGATGTAACCAGAGCGTTGCCTGATATTGAACTTCTGTAAGCTCTCCACCCTCTAAACATTCGTGCTCTATGCCTATCGTGTACCTATTGGGGTTGGTGCCATCATACAAAGGCCAATTGGGTTTATTAACTATGCCAGCATGCCAGGCGGTATTTTCATCCGCTACCAGTTGATAGATTTCCCCGGTTTTTGTTACCAGGTAATGCGAGCTAACCTGAGCTGATGGATTCTGTAACCAGCTTAGAGTTCCTGGCATAAGCCCGGCAGTGATATGGTTTACAATTGCAATGATAGATTTACCATTTCGCCCCGCGCTGTAATTGGGACTAAGTGCCTGTTGAATTTGCATATCCTATCTCCTTCCTTATTGTGGACCTGCAAGGTTTTTTTCGGAGTTATCACTACTTATTCGTGATTGGGGTTTGCCAAGAACCGAGTCCGCTACATTAGCAATAGACACCCCTACTACACCTGCGATTAGCCCCCCCATAACATTGACCAGGTTTGAGCTGATATCGCCCCGGCGCCAGTACATGAGCAAGCAAAAAACCAGTGTAACCAACATGCTAACCATAAGGGTTGAGACTCTCTTTTCCTCCAAGGAAACTAATTTTTTCAGCATATCCATTAGCTTTGCCTTTCCTTTCTCATTCCTATAGATTTCGCCCTATACCATAATATGGTGGCTGAGTAGTATTGGTGCCAGCACATCCTAAAAAGCTGGTATTTCTGCCGGCCCAACAAAAAAAGCTCCGACCTTATAGCCAGACCAGAGCATTTTTGACACCCAGCTCATTTTTAGCCTATAACGGACAAAAATACCGGGGCCATTAAGCCCCGGTATCATTCATTTCATATGGTGGGTCGTATTGGATTTGAACCAACGACTTCTTCCGTGTCAGGACTAAAATGATCTTATTGGGGGGTTGCTTGAGTTTGCAAACCCCCAATGTATTAGGCTACTTCTTTTATGCTTTTGCATACAGTTGTGTGTGGTTAGTGCTTCTTTTATACTCTTTGTCGGCAACTTTGTCGGCAACTTTTTGTTGGAAATATTGTACTAGTATTTCTTCCGGTGGTACATTAAGATCAACATTATTTGTTTTTACCCATTCACATACTTCTGTCACAATTAGTTTATTAACGGTAGGAATCATTAATACCTCCTGACTACATACCAACAACAAGCAATAAGGCTGTTACTGTTACGAATCTCTGCACAATAATTTTTCCTCCTGATTTATATTAGCAAGAACTGCCGTTCTATTCTTTGTATATTATAAATTAATTTTAAACATAATTGGAAGCCTTGACATTTCTTGTTTTATAATATTTGTTTATAATCCCTAATATTTGTATACAAAGAACATAATTCATTTATACCATACTTTTGGAAAAAAGGAAGTGCTAATCTATTAGCTGATTTGTCGAAATTAAGCGTTTTTTTAACCATTAGTTGACACGTATATATTTTTTTTACTAACGTATATATTTTTGTGTGTCGAAATACCAAATAATTTAGGTTAATTTTTAAAGCTTCTAACCTCCTCCTTTTTTATAATAAATACATCTAGAGCATTGCCCGGTCAAAGTATATATCCATCTTGCCCATATTGTACCATTAATTTTACTATTTGTTACCCATATCGACAATTATTTACTATTGAACTTCTTCTAGTGGTACTCTTTTCAAAGAAAGGAGAGTGCCACATGTTCGGGAATAGACTCAAGTTTCTACGTGAAAAAGAAGATTTAAGTCAAAAAGATCTATCAGTTAAATTAGGTGTTGGGCACTCAACGATTACAAAGTACGAACGAAACGAACGACAACCGGACTTTGATATGCTTGTTCGCATTGCCGATTATTTTAATGTATCTACTGATTATTTGCTAGATCGGCATATTGCAGATCTACCAGAAGAAATCCCAAAAATAATAACTATGATTTATGCCTTAGATAAAGTGTTAAAGACACCTCAGTCCCTACCTGAAACGATAATGGCTTATAAGGATTATAAAACTCTGATCGACAGGCTTTTCCTTGACCTCCTAAGTCACAGAGTATCTGATTAAATAATCACCGCTTTCCTGAATAATGCCCTCTGATCACATCAACCCTATTATGTCCCAAATCCCTTGATACATCTAATTCCTCCGCATCCACAAGCCGGGTCTGCGCATATTCAGATCTATAGCTATGCACATCCATCCTGGAAGGAATATAAGAGAATATTGGTTGGCAAGGATATCTGCCTTGAATAATATCCAAAACTCTTTCCTCCATGCCAGCTACTACGGTTACCTCCCTGGCTTTTCCTCCTTTCCCCTGGCCTACAAAGGCTATAAGTTTACCATCTTTCCAATAAATATCATTAGAACGTATAGCTGCCAACTCGTGTCTCCGGAGTCCAAAAGCTTTTGAAAAGTCTACCAGTTCACAATATCTATCCGGATTAAAGGTTTTGTCCATAGCTACTGACAACCGGCTACGTTTAATATTTTTTATTCGACGCTTAGGTACTTTGATTTCGCTGGCCAGATTAGTATCCTTAAATATTTTTCGTAATGCTGATCTATCCCTCTGGATTGTCCAGGCTGATTTACCTTGGGCAATACGCTCCTTTATATAGATAGCTACATATGGCCTAGACTGCTGCATAGTACGCGCGTACCCACTTCTAGTGCACCAGGCCGCAAATTCGTGTGCAACTTGGCGATATGTTTTGAACGAAACTATACTAAATATTCCCTCCGGAGCTACCCCAAAGCCGCTTTTACCCTGGATATGTGCTTTATTAATTGCATCCTTTTTAGCTTGGTGTTTGCTCTGCCCAAATCGCTCCTGATCCCTCAAACTGCTAAGTAACTGGTGAAACAATGAAGGTCTTTTGCTTATATATAATCGCCTCCTTAAAAATGGTTATAATTAGCCTATTGACATATATTTGCTGTTTATATTTCGCCAATAAGCTCGTTTAGACATCGAGCCATTCAGAGCTGGCCCGGCACTCGGTAGGGTTACAACACGCCAATAAGTAATAAAAACATTTGCAATAATAAATAATTTTGAAAGTCTCCCCGGGGACCCGGGATTTTGTGTGAAGAAATTTAGATGTGAAATAGACAGACCGAACCTATAGTTAGGCTCGGTCATTTTTTCTCCCGCAGTGCGGATTTCAACATTTTTTCAAGTAGTCAATATAATAAAATATAATCCATTAAGCCAGTAAACTGGCAAACTAACTCCGTATAACGGAGCATATACCTCTCGGCAAAGCCAAGAAAATATCTTTAATAAAATTAATATACAACTATTTTATTTTGATTGCAACTACTTTTTATTGTACTAAATGCTTACGGTACGCCTCCTGTTTTTTAGACTCGCTTACTTGGGCATATACCTGTGTGGTCGCAGGGTCAGCATGTCCCAGTAGAGCCTGCACGGAGGATAGATCGGCACCGTTATTCAAAGTCAAGGTTGCAAACGTGTGTCTAAATGTATGCGGGTGTATATTTTTCTGCACTCCTGATCTAGAAGCTATAGCGGAAATTACTCTCTGAATACCTCTAGTACTTAATCTCCGGCAAGGATGCCGTTCAGTGACAAAAAGAGATGGAACCTCATCTAGCCGCAACATCAAATATTTCTTAAGATGATACAATGATTTAAACGATAAATAAACTTCCCGTTCTTTATTTCCCTTTCCGATCACGCGCGCGCTCATGGCTTGGTAGTTTATATCCACTTTATTTAGTTGCTGGACCTCGCTTAGTCTGCCTCCTGTGGCGTAGAATACTTCCATCATGGCACGTTCTCTAGGAGATATACACGCTTCCCTTACTTGTTCTAATTCCTCTATTGTGAGAGCCTTAGGCAGCCTCTGTTCTTTTTTGGGTGGCTTAATGCGTCTTACCGGATCTTTGATAATTATTTCCTCATCCAATAGCCATCCGAAAAAAGATTTAAGTACGGAGAGTTTTCTGCTGATAGAAGACATTTTTAAATGCTCGAACCGGCTTAGGTATTCACGAATATCTGATGTAATAATTTGGTCAGTCGGATCAGTAACGTGCTGGGCAAAAATACGGAGTTCGTCGGCATATCCATCAAGCGTAATCTCGGATAAACCTTCAAGGCGTTTGGCTGCTAGGAACTGACCTACCTTGTCCCTTATATCAGGATGAGCCCCAGGCAGTTTTGCCGGTCGTATGTCATAGAGAGATAGGATCCCAGCGACAGTCATATGGAGTTTGGGCAACTCAATGTCGAAACACAGGTCAGAAACGTTGGATACGAGCTGGTGAAGCAACTGCTCCCCAGCCTGTTGGGTAGAATTATTCATATGATACCTCCCGTATGGTATTTATTGACCCCGTAGAAAGCGGTAAGCAGGCGGTGCCTACGGGAGCACCAAGCCGGGTTAATTACTCCCGACTTTTTTACCTGCTTATAGGTTAACATAACATCAATACAGAAACAAGTCAAAACCGAACATTTGTTTTATTTTTTATTAATCAGAAAATAAAACAATGGAGGCCGAAGCCTCCTATTCTGATAATTTATCTTTGGTGGCCTTGTTCGCGAAGTAGAACGTAACTCCGGTTGTAGTCATAGTTGCCAGGGCCCCAAATTTAACATCTGAAACATTGGGTATAAAACACCCGGCAATAAATGCTCCTACTAGTAAATAAGCTAATACAGCCCTGGTTCCACCTAATTGTTTTAACATGACAAACCCTCCTTATTTAATGTAATTAGCAACTGAAATTAACAGGTTATCCAGGTAACGCACACACTGAGCTGCAGACTTCCAGTATTCCGCAGCTGAAATAATACCTTTTTCTTTTAATACTTCCATGGCTTCATCAATATTCACAATAACACCCTCCTTCTTATCTACTTGGCTAATTAGATCCTCCCAGGGGAACATTGCCCCAGGGCAAGCCGTAGCGTCAACATCAGAATGACGAACTACTGGAATTTCACCGTATAGCTTGCGAAGTCGTTCAATTAAACTAACAATCGACTCTATTTGTTCACTAGTTGGCAGGGAATCGGTAAAATCTCCAGCAAGACATATTCCAATGCTATCTTTATTAGCGGAAAGAGCGTGTGCTCCTACCGCCCAATCAGGACGGCCTTTTTTTACTTCCCCGTCTTGTTCAATGAAATAGTGATAGCCAACCATCGCAAATCCCTGGTTACGGTGCCACTGATCTACCTGTTCTATTGTGGTGCTAGTGGGGCTAGCAGAATGGTGGATAACTATTCTGTTAGTTACAGTTCTGTTTTCCATATCACACCCCCTATTTATAAAAATATACTTGCTGTAAAACTTGATTCCATTCCACTTTATAGCCCATATGTTCAGCCATAAACCTTAATGGAACCATTACACGATTATTTACGTTATCTACAAGCGGGGCACAGTCCATTTTCACTTCAACCCCGTCAACTTCTGCATATGCCTTATTAAGCCATATATACCCCTTTTTACAAGCAGCTGGCGGCAAGACAATATCCACACTTGACCATGATTCAAACCAGTAAGGCATACCATTGTCAAAAAAACGGCCTGTAAAAAATTCATAAGGAATATAGCAAAAACCTGCTTCCCCCCATGATACTCCCCATGAATTGCGAACCTCAAAAAATCCTGTATATCCATTAGCCTTCATATTATCATCGTAGCCAGTAACACAAATAGCATGTCCACCCATCATTTGACCGTTTGGCAATTCAACTATTCCATTACTGCCAGTATTAATAAAATTCTCACAGACTAAAATAGCACCCAAAACCGGACCATCTTTAACGATAGCCTGTTTCACTTCGTTTATTGTGCCTATCTTCGCATATGCCCCTATTTTGAATTGTAAGGCTGACTGATCTGCCCCAGCAGGAACACTTGGCATATTAGGCCAACTCATGCCAGAGTAAGGAAATAAACCCTCAGGGCACACTCCATAGTCAGACAGCACTTTCATAGCTACTCTTGGATATGTACCCTCTTGGTCTGGGATACCGTCTAATTCCTTACATCGTTTATAAATATATAAAGGGCTGGATTTAATACCTTCCTGGCTATCCTTAACTCCGGAAGATGCAAAACCAACGCACGAGCCAAAAGAACCTTGATCTCGTACCGGACCTAAACTTAAGCGTCGACTGTATTTACTGGGTAAGGATTCAACTGTAAATATCGCCCGATATAGATAATCCCGGTGATCCGCCAAAGATTGAATAGCACCAAATTTATAACTCATATTTACCTCCTTTTAAACCTCTTGCGTAATACGCCGCATATAATCGGCGAATTTAATTTCAACTGTATGCACCCATCTTTCAGCGTCCTCAACATCGCCGTTTAATGTTTGGTTCCTTACTGCCTTTGCAGTGACCTTAGATAGTTTTAAAACAGCCTGTATCATTTCCAATTGGAGCAATGCGCCTTCTGCTCTCAATGATTCACATTTAGCGTTATGCTCTCTGTCTCTGCGCTGTTGAATACTAATATAGGCAACCCCTATTGCCCCGATTGTAGTTATAGTTGTTTGAATAATTGAACCGTAATCCAACTTAACCGCCTCCCCCCTTAAAATATAAAAGCGGCCTAATTAGCCGCTTTTACCTCATTTAATTCCCTTAATAATGGTGCTGCCTGTTTTTGCTTTTCCTCCTGGGTTATTTTCTGGTTCTTCCAGACAGCGTTTATTTTTTCTGTTAATGAGTCAATCATCCTGACTCTTATTATTTTGTTATATACTTGCTCCTGTGGCACTCCCTGTTTAGTTGCCTCCTGTACCTGCTGAGTCTGTTTTTCACTTAAGGGTCTTCTGTTATTCTCATAATAATCCTTAGCTTCACTATAAGCCGACGGCCCAAACAGTAAACCCTTGGCAGAATTAACGGGATCTGTTCCAACCGGGTATTTAAGCTGATCATCATCAGTGTAAACCCCTTGTTTCATTAATGCTCCCAACCCTCTCCTGGTCTTATCAAGCTGTAATCCACCCCAGGGAAGAATTAATTTACTGGCCGGATCATTTAGAGCCTTAGTTATTAATAAACCAGAGCCGAACCTGGTCGGGTCAGATCTGCCAAACAACTCTTTTCTGGTAGGTAAATCATCTGATCCAAACACTGAACCGCCGTATTCAGGATAAGTGGCTGCTATAGTCTGACCTAATGGAACATTTGATAATATTTCACCAGCTCCCCGGCCGGCAATTCTTAGAGCCTTTTCCTTGGTTGATAATTTATCATCCTGAGCAACATTAACTGAATCAATTATCGCCTGTATTGGGTCTAACGTGACCCCTGAGCCTCTTATGTTTTTCGCTCCCTGGTTAAACATATATAGTGTCATAAGTAAAATTATCCCGCCGGTTACGTCCTTAGCCTCTTTCATGTCCTTCATGACATGTAAAAGATTCATTACTTCCAGCTGAAACGGAGCTACCAATTGAAATAACTTAGCCTTTTGCATCAGCGGCACTTCGCCTATTCCTCGACCAGCCACCAGCCTCCTGGTTTCATAATCTGCATATCGTACTGGATCTTTAATAAGTTTATTCGCCAGCCCTTTTTCATAACACGAGTTCCAAATAAACTCAGTACCTATACGGTCTGCTGTTTCCATCATCGCTACGGCACCATTCTTGGCCTTATCTAGTACCTTAGTATCAAATGGCCGATACATGGCATCTGCATAACGCTCTTGCAGGAATGTAGATCTAGCCATAGGATTATTTTTTGTAAATGAATCCGGCTTATAACTGCGTTCAATAATTGATTTATTAAACCTAACCAAACCCGGAAAAGAATACTGTTTCGCAAAAGCTATTCCCTGAGGAATATTTGCTACCTGAGCCACCATAGTTCCCGCATTACCAAGTATAGTATTAGATTTAACCCGATTATTGACCCAGTTCACTGCCTTAAAGAACTTCCTGCTGGCTACCTTTTGGGCCCCCCTGTCAAAAGGATTAGTTTTCCCTGCCAGATCGTTAGCATAATCCTCCAGGAACTCTATAAAATGATTTATATTACCTTTAGCACCCGGGCCCTCCACCAGCTCATCCTTAAGCTGCCTGAAATTTTTTATTTGCGGATCAATATGAAGAGCATAGGCAGCATTAGGAAGATAGTTTAAAAAGCCACCTACAGCATCTATATCATAATCGCCTTTGTTTTGCTTTTGAAAGATGCTGCTCCATTTTGAGTTTGGTCTAGTAGTATCTGATATGCCAGCCAACCCAGGTGAAATCTGTGCTGGAGAATCAAAGATATTTTTCAGACCTTCCAGGCCCTCAAGCTCTCTAAAATGACGATAGTAATCCTTTCTCTTTGGCAGTCGTTTACCCCTTAATGCCCTCTCATATTCCGCTTCCAGACCGTCTATAAGGCCACGTCTGCCCTCGGCTGTATAAATTGGATCGTTCTTTATGCGCTCGATCCGATCAGTTATTTGCCTCATAGTTTCGGTGTCTTCAAGGTTAGTTTGGCGGCTTCCACGTAATTCATCTAACTCAGACTGTATTCTATTTATAATATTCTGCCGATATTGAGGCACATAAAGAGTATCTTTCTTAACTGCATCGATTTTAGCCTGCAGCTCCTGAATTGTCTTGGTATCTTCGGTACCTCTCCGGCGTGGGTTATTGCGAATAGTATTTAGTTCCCAGGTAAGCTCCTGAAGTAACTTCTGTTGCTTTTCAGGTGAATACTTGACCGTATCGCTTAGATCATCTATTTTGGTCTGTAATTCCTTCATATAACCGGTTTCCCCTGTATTGGGACGGTTGGGACTGTTGCGCATCATATTAATTTCCCATTCTAATTCCCGGATTTTCTCTGCCTGGGCATTCTTACTATACTTGTCGGGCATTTTAAGATCATCGATTTTACTGGTAATCTCAGTTAAGCGAGCATCGGCACCAGGGTATACTATTGTCCTGGCATCGTTAATATCATCAACCAGGCGATCATAAGACTGCCTAAACCATGCATCTGCCTTAATAATATCCTGCGCCCTGGCTTCCCCCAGTTCATCAATAAGATCCTGCTTAGAAAAAGGTATCCATTCCTTAACTTTTTGTTTAGTAACTGGATCTGCTGCCCAACGCTCCCCGCCGCCTTCACCGTATAGCTGGACCAATTCACTTTCCCGGCTGCCTTTTTTAATACCCAGGCCCTTGACTACCTTTTCATTTAAATCATTCAAATACTGTTGCTGTGTACCTACATAACTTCCTTTAGCATCATCCAGTTTATCCAGCACCTTAGACTTAACTTCTTCATATCGCGGTCCCAGTACTTGTTTAAAGTTGCGGTATATATCCCGCATATACGCCTGTAATCCAGTTATATCATTTAATTCCAGTTCGCTTATATCTTCGCTAAGAATGCGATCTGGATTTAACGGTATTTCCTCTTTTATATTACTAACGCTATCCTCAGCTCCCTGTCCGGAACGAGCACGCATAGGTCCGGGCTGTGTAGCACCGGTTAATCCGTTACCCTTACCGGCTGCATCGGAAGCCCCATCTGCTTCTAGTCGGCCAAGACCAGTTGGAGTTGTATTGTTCTCAATCTTATTAGCCCTAAGTTTACCCAGCCCAGCCTTTACCCCTGCACCTATACCCTTCATAGCTAACTCAGACCCTGCCCACATAGCTGCCCATTCCAGAAAGGGTGTGCGTTTATATTCTGGTTTATTACCTTCCATCATAAGCCAGGTGTTAACCATATCAGGGGATGATTTAACAACTGTATTAGCCGCCTTGCCCATCAACTTGCCACCTAGTGCCTTTTGTGCAGATGCAGCGGCACTCTCTGCCATTGGGGCTAATCCTGCAGCTTTAGTTAAACCACCACTTACAGCCAATGAAGGTATAAATCCAGCTAATCCGCCAACAATATGCTCAGCAGTTGTATCTTTTAAACCTATCGCATCATGCATCGGCTGAGTTGTAGTATCCCATAGATTATCGAATTGCTTAGATCGAGGCATAGCTCCTTTAGTATAAGGATTGTTATTATAGCTCGGGTCAACTTTACCCATAACTAGATCATAAGGGGCCATAAGTAAGTCAGTGCCTAATGCTCCTATTCTTGATGCCTCTTTACCAATATTCATAGCAGCTGCTCCACCGAGTCTTCCCAATTTACCGAAAGTGGATTCTTTTACATTAGACAGGGCAGGATCAACCCCATTAACTTCTTTCCTGCTCTGTCTGCCAGCTACGGTTGCATCCCATTCCGGATCTGGTTGTATTATTTGCGGAGCAGGAGCCAATGCTTGTTGAGCAGTTGGACCTAAAGCATCACGGCTGATTCTGCCTGCATCTATATCCTCTTGTAAGGATTTTAAGGCCCATGAAGGTATAGCCATATTACTGCCCTCCGTACATATCCTTTATTATTTGCCTGCGCCATGCATCAACCAGATCCGGATAATTGAAATAATTTACACCGTCTGCTTGAGTTGTAGTTCCATTTGCTAGCCTCGGGTCACTCTTTGCTCTCGAAGCCGCTTCATTCATGACCCACTGCTGACTTTTTTCATCATCAGTTTGCTGAGTATGATCTATCTGATATTGCTGGTATGCTGATAAACTTCCCAATCCGTTGCCGCTGTTTTTAGCAGCCGCTATATCTAAGCTAGCATTTTTATAATTCGTATCAGCATCTAATTCTTTTTGTTTTAATTCGTATTCAGCCTGCCACTGCTTGTCCTTTTGAGCTTGTATTTGTGCTTCCAGTGCAGCTGCCGCCTTACTGCTCTCTAAAGCTGATTTTTGAGCTGCCGTTGTTTCATAGTACGGAAGTATAGAGGATAGACTGCCTAATAATTGCATTTGTGCGCTGCTGTTAGCCTGATTTGTGTTGTAAGCCAATGTATCAGCCGCCTGTCTCTGCGAAGCAACCCTGTCATTATAGCTCTTGGTATTAACAAAATTGGTCTGAGACGGATCTGCAGTTATCGCCGATCTTTGAGATGGAGCGGAAATATTACTGTAATCCGGCTGTGTAGGTTGAATACTTTGGAAATTATTTATCATCTCCTGAACCTGTTGCAGCATAGATTGTTGCTGTGGCTGCGGGGTTACTGTTGGGGTTGTAGCAGCTGTTGGAAGTATACTTGTATTAGGACTCCAGACTCCTGTCTGTGAATTAAAAGTCTGCCCGGTTTGTCCCGCAAGAGCAATATTAGCTGCATGCGCCGCCTCCATAGCAGCAGTATTTCCTATTTTATTAGCCGCTGCCCATGCAGCAGAGTTTGCTGCCATTTGATCAGCTATTGAGCTGCCGCTGCTTGATCCAGAACTTGAACCTGTCGGAATAATTGCAGATAAATTACTGCTTGAGCTTGAATTTGTTGTCGGACTTGAAGAAGATCCTGAGTTAGAATATTGATAACCATAGGCATTGTTGTTCCCGCCCACAATAGTTCCGTTTGAATTAACCTCATAGGTATTATTCCCCACTGTATAAGTTGAGTTTGCCATTATTCCACATCCTTCCTGGCAATAAAAAAAGAGCCCTTATTAAAAGGCTCTTAGTAAGTAAGATTTACTTCTTTTATTTTACAACTTTTTGTCGCGTTAATTCGGTTCCAATTATTTCTTCTTGTGTTGCTCCGAGAATCTGTAAAGTTGCTATGCCTCGTAAATAAGCCATATTCTCATTTTGCCGTATATCACTAAAATAATACCTAACATTACATAAATGTACTGCTTCATGCACTAAAACGCTTGCAATATATTCTGTTGATAAATTAGACCGGTTTAATAAACTAGTGCATATATTGATCTTGTCTGAACCCTCTGAATGCGCATATGCTTCATCATTATTAGGTGTAAATATAATTTGCTTTGTGTACGTACAAACAGTTTCATAATCCGGCGGATCTTTCTCTTTTAACAAATCCAACGCCTGAGTAATTAAAATTTTAAACTTATCATCCCCGACTATCTCCGGTCTTTTCACAGACTTTATAAATATAGCTTGGTTCCAGGTGACTTCTGCTCCCATAGCTTCAGCTAAAGAACGTAATGGAACAAATAAACGGTTATCTATTGTCATGGTTTCCATTGGCTTGATAGCGTTATCTACGACAATAACTTCTTTAGCCATTACCGGACTAACCAACATCAGAATCATTATTACAGTAAGCAGAATCTTCTTCATACTATCACTCTCCTTCGAGAGTAGTATTCACCATTAAATGTCAAATATCCTCTAATTAACGCTTAATGATGCCAATAATTGTTTTAGCGTATCTCCATAGTTATAGCCCGATATATCAGTGAACTGGTCTGATACATACCCTGCGTTTACATTGTAATTCTGTAAAGCATTAAGCAAAGCTAATTGATTAGTATATTTTGTATTTGCGGTATCTGCCGCCTGCGCCTGACCTGCAAGAGTCTGCTCATTATTATAAGTACCCATGAGATTGGCCAGGCTTAGGTCTTGCGATCTTTGTGCTGCAGCTTCCTGTCCTTGGATTCCTGCTATTGCAGTAGACTCCTGAGAATTAAGCTGGTTAAGCTGATTCTGTAAGGCTGTAGAAGCTTGCGTTTGGGTGTTGTTAATATCATTTATCCCGCTGTCTCTTGTCGCTTGATTACGGGCTAAATCAGTACGAGCTGTGCCAGAATTATATAATCCCCTCTGAGCATTAGTTTCATCCAGTGCCCTCGCGGTCTGGTTGGCCTGAGATGAAACCTGGTTCTTTTGAGCCTGGTAGGTATAAGGCAAGGCTTGCTGTTGTTGGGTCAGGCTGTCTCTCTGAGTCTGATAGCTGTCTTTTACAGTTCCTAGTGCAGACTCATATAACTTTTGATAATCCGCCGGGTAAGTGGTTGAGTATGCCACAAAATCACATCCTTTCGCTTGATGATTACTATTATTTTGTATAATTTACTTGATGAAATAACCCATATAGGTAAATTTACTTGAGAGACCATTCCTTAAATAAAATACCAAGCGCTTAGAAATATTCTTGCTGCGCTTAATTAGTCTACTGCGATATAATCTCTGTCTTTTGGGTTGCTGTAATCCAACCTTTTAATATAGCTACATCCAATTTCGCCTCGGTCAACTTTCCCTCCGTCCAGAGTCTTTTTAATGTTTCAAACATATCTACACCCCCAGACTATCTAATATAAGCTGGTCAACGGTTTCTTGGAGAATATCTACTTGAGATTTTGGAATAATTGGCTTGGGCTGAATTGCTATTACTGTTTGTCCTATTACTTCCTCAACCTGTTGTATTTCCACATCAATTAAGGCAAAGCTATAATTAACGGCGTTTTGCTCAATGGTTGCATCTTCCGTCACATCAGGATAACTGTCTATTAATAGTCCGGTGTTTTTATTTATTAACAATTTCATATATACCCTCCTATCTTAAAAACATAATAGCTAATGTTGCTGTTCCTGTTGGCGAACCACCTTTTATCCACGTAAGGGTACAACCATCACTGTCAAGCGTTACAGTCGTAACTTGAGCGAAAACTCCCGAACCAGTTACCAAATAAATAACAGCTCCATCGCCAAAAAGCCAATTAGTAGCACTTGTCGCATGACCGTTGGCAACACAATATTTAGTTGTTCCCATTGTTAACCCAATGGAAACGGCTGGCGACCCGTCAATGATAGCCTCTATTATTACCGCTCGTGGTGCAAAGCCCGCCCCAGTGATTGCTTGCGCCCCTGTAACGGATACGTCATGAGTAGCTTTTACCGGAGTAAAACCTCCGGGAGTATAAACGCCGCCAGCATCTATTGAGCCAGCGGAACCTATCTTAATATGTCCCAATGTTGTTAGTGTCGCTTTTTCAGCCAAATGCGTACTAACTGCAGTATCTAAAGCCTCGGCCTGAGCCTGTGCAGTTGCTGCGGCTGCAGATCCATAATTGGTCAGTTTGGTCATGCCTATTTTATCGGCTCCGCTTGATCCGTCCGTAGTGCTTTCCAGTTCCGCTAAAAACGTATCTTCCAGCCAAGTTAACAGCTCAGCAGTTCTGGTATTAAGCCAGGTCTTGAAATTTGTCGCCTGGCCGCTTATTTTAGTTGCTTTAGCTGTCCAGTCAATAGAAAAGCCTGTAAATCTCGTAAAACCAGCCAACTATTTCACCTTCTTTCCAATTTGGTAACTTAAGACCTGGGAGAATATTGTCATGCCCTGGTCTAATTGATTGTTCTGCCATTTCCAGTATATATACCACCCGGTTATCTTGAGGCTTTCCACCACTGGTAAAGCATAAGGATTAGATCCAAAAGACCAATCATCAAAATCAATATCATCGAAATCAAAGGCCCTAGAATCCTCAAATACCTCTATATATTCATCCATATCCTCTTCAGTAAATACTGAAAGATTATGATTAGCCTCGGCTTCGGATCCAAAGGAACAAGATAATTCCAAAAACTTTTTATACCTGGTTCTATCTCCAAATATTATAGGACTGGTCCACCAGGCATCTATTGCCACCCCGGCATCGTTATATGACTCATTGGACTTATATACCTTACCCGCATCATCACCAGCCCACAAAAGACCATCCTGACGTTTCAACAATTGGGTTATGGTTGCATATAACCCTGTATATGGATACCAGCAGTAAATGCCCTGGGCCAAAACCGAATAATCCAGATCCAGCACCCAGCATTTAGAGCCAACATGCAGGATGTATTTATTCTTATAAATATAAGCAAAAGCAGATTCTAACTCTGCCCGGGAAGCTGATAACAGCCCTGAAACCGGTATAGTGCCCCTATTATAATTAATAGCTTCACTTATAATCCTGGTCCCTAACTGACTTCTACTGGCTAGTGATGAAGGTACTGACCATGTAACTCCATCATAAGATAAACATAATAGCCCGTCTTGGGCTGGTTTAACTGTTCGCCATGACGTGCAGCCATGCTCATCATTAAGAGGATTAATTGAAAATACTACCGTAGTATCATTGGCGGTTACATCAGTCCAGAACCTAAAGTTTTCTGTCATTGTGATCAGGTAACTTCCTACCTTACCCATGCCGGTAACAGATTCTTCATCTGAGTTCGGCATGTTCTGATCACCATCATCAGGAAAATAAGTTACATCCATTAGTCCGCTTTGAAAGCGGTAATTTTTATAATCCGGATTACCGGCAAAGAATACTCTGGTATCATTCTGACCGCCATAAAAGCAGTGGAATTTGCATTTATTTATAATTGATGCATTTTTTATTCCCGCTTTAGTAGCCTGAATAAGCACATTGTCAGTTCCTTCTCCGGGTGCAGTATCGAAAGTTACCGTCCCGGCTGTCAGGTCCACGGTAAAATCATCCGGGTCAACCAGGGCACCGCTCACATATACGCTGTCTATCGAATCCAAATCTGTCAGGTTCATCTGATAGACTGTTGCAGAAGTTGTTCCGGAAAAAAATATCTTCCATGAGTCTCGTAACAGGTTATATGCTTCGTTTACCGTACCGCCTCCAGTTGGTGCACAGCCGGTTAAAACTGTCGGTATATAAGCAATAGCAGATACAAGTGCAACCGGATTAGTACCATCGTAATAACAAAACTCTGTACCGGTCAGAAAAAAGAATTTATCGTCAAACACAAAGCCATCAACCTGAGAATCGGCAAGACCGGATTTGAGACAAAGCATGCTATTAGCATACACATTGCCTGTAACCTGTATTATCGTACTAGCGGTTATTGCCAAGGTTGCATCACCTCCCACAAAGGCAGCCGCATTTATTTTGCCTTCTGTATTGAACCTTATCGCTGATTTCGACTGAATATAAGTGTTACTATAAATATTACATTCTTCAAATACTTTAATAATACTATCTGTATTTATGTCTGCATGCCCTGACATACTGGTTTTAAATATCATTTTAAGCAAAGAATTAGATATAACTACTGCTCCTCCGGACAATTCCAATTGAGCGTAATTAATCAATTTTGAGTTGCTATCAATGTCGCATTTAGCTGCTATATCAACTTCACAATATAAGATAGTTATTAATTGACTATCAATCGCCGCTATACTACTACCCAAAATGTCAATATCGCAGTACACGTAAGCGATTCTTTTGGCATTAGCTACAATATTACCGGTAGATACACAGTCTGAATGACCTTCATGATAATCTTCGTAGGTTACAAAAGTCCAATCATCAAAATCTATATTGTCAAAATCGAAGTAATACACACGTAATCCCCCTTTTTAACTGGGGTTAATCGAACGTGACTGTAATCTCACCAGCTAGAAATACAATCTGATTGTCGATATTAATAGTCCTTGCTGTGTTTAATGCCCCATGTAATAAAAGATTTCCGCTTGTAGCAGCATCAAAAAGCCCTAAATGCGTAATAGTTCCCCATGAAGCCGTTGCCACTGGAAACGCCACATCAGAACTATTTGCCGTTACTCCATTTGAGGGAGCATCAAAGCTTAAAGATTGGCGTGCATAAGATCCACCTGATGCCTCAGAACCGCTATTAGCATCAGTTGGATCAGAGGTAAAAAGACCTACGTAAATTGTCACAGAGGGTGAGTATGCGGTGTTACGCAGAACTTGATTAATCAACTTATCTTCCAAATAATTGCTCATTTTACTCATTTAAGATCCTCCTTTTTAATCTATTGCCCAAAGTTTACCGTCGCAAAATAACAATAATAACGGATTGCTGCCTGATTTTTCGTATTCAAACAGTCCTCTTATGTCCTGGGTTCCATATGCTGTATCGTTTATCTGGTCAAATCCATATCGCTTACATGGTACAGCTCCTGCGTCATAATTTGCATTACACATATCAGGGCTTTTATTCTGGCTTATCAGGTCAGCACTCTGGGAAATATCAATACCCCCGGCATAGCCATTAGGAAAGGAATAATATTCTGGCGTTGCCGATTTAGGAGCTTTAAATTGTATTATTCCGGACATAATTATAACCCCCCGTAAACATCAACAATGGTTTCAATCGCTGCTCCTGACTTTCTTAGTCTTAGCGCATATTTACGCGCCTCATAATAATTAAATAACTCAGCACTGCCACTAGGGTTATCTACCATTAATATCTTACCGGCCACACCAGCAGGAACAATGTAGGTTGCCTCCGCTATTACATCTATTACCTGAGCCAGTTCAGCAACAGTAGGATTAGATGTATCTGCTACTGCTATTGCCGTTGGTATGCGATTATAGGTAATAATTATAGTCCCAGCTTGTCTGCTGTTATAAACAAAAGATGTTGGTGTAATCCTATAATAAGTGAACGGTACCCAGTACACGCTGTATATTTGCTGCATAACCCTTGCTTCATTAAGCCAATCTGCCGGTAATGCTATCGTTGTTTCTGTTGGATAGGTAGCAGTAGTATTAGTTATAGATAACTCTTTCTCCAGCTTGCCCTTATCGTTAGCCAGATCCTGCTGGATCTCATTCACAGCATCAGGTATTTTCAGCCGATAATCTGCTGTCTTGGATACCGGGTTCGCTGTACCTTTTTTACTATATTCATCGATTAGTCTTAAGACTTGATCTGTTAATTGCTCATATGTTAAAGACATAAATTATCCCCCCCTTTAAGGGTTTAATCACTCACTGTACCTTCTGTTACGAGCACCTTTTTAGTGGCAGCTGACGATATACCATTTATTTCCCCGGCATAAAGATTACCAACTGCAGGAGACATTTCATAAATCCCACCATTGGCATTAAGCCTTATTCCACTATTTACAACAGCAGCTGTACCTTCGGCCAGATATATAGCAGTATCACTGTCATTGATAAAACAGGCATATTTCCTGTCAGTATTAGCAGCTAATACTGTACCGCTGGTTGTTCCCATAGTTGCCACTAAATGAGAGGGGGTCACAGAGGCTAGTGATTTCAGTACAATGTTCTCAAATCTGCTTGACACCATTATTCCTCCTTAAAACGATATACACGTTAATAATTTTATTACTTAACTTTAGGCTTCGTTTTCGGTTTTAACTCTTCGCATTCAGCTTCGACTTCTTCCATATCTTCGTACTGGTAATGAGTTTTCATGCGTTCAATGGCCGGATTATCATCGTTTAATATCATCTCACCTTTATCATCAAAATTGAGGACAAAACGATCAATATTAACAGTGATCTGCAAGTTTGGTTCTCCATAAAACTTAGTTTTTGCCATATTGGCACCGTCCCTTCATATAATGAAGGGGGCGTGTAGCCCCCTTCTCACATTAATTCATTAAATAATTATGGTAAATTAATTACACCCAGCTGGACGCTGGAAACAGTCCCCGATTGGGTAACAGCTACATTTATTGTGACGTTGCCGGATGTACCTTTAAACCTGGCAGAATCCAGGGGCCCGATCTGTGCCATAGAATTAGCGTCAGCTATTTCTATAGTAAGGGTTCCTAGATCTTTTCTCCATGCCAGACCAGCATCACCTGGGGATATGGTTATAGTAGCGGTTTCAACTGCCACGGCATCATTGGTATTTTTTGCGATAATGACAATCTTTTCATTCTGAATATCAGAAAAGTCTACATAATTGACGTCCTGCGCAGCATAAAGTGCAAAGGCCACAGATCCGTCACGGGTTGAGGTTGATGCAGTTATACTCTGTCCCATATTATTGTGATCTCCCTTCGTTAGATTAATTAGATTAGATGGCTGATTCTGAACCTGCAGTCAGATCCAGACGTACTATTTCTTTTGGTTTTACAGTCTTAGCACCATAAAGCATTAGGCCTTTTACCGCATCACCAAAACCCTCAGATGTCAGCGTATATGCCTTAGTCTCGGTCAACTGTTCAGCATAGCTTATTGCCTGTTTAGTTCTGAGCATGCAATGACTCAGGGTTCCTGACTGAACGACATTATTGGACATGCAAATATCGGCTCCCAAGAAAGTACCAATCTTGCCGTTTACCAGTGTTTTACTGTCATAGTCCCGAATAATCTTTGCCAGAATTAACTTGGTTGCTATCTGGGGAGATACTTCCAGAACCATAAATTCACCATCTGGCACATCGTTCTCATATAGCTTTTGGATTGCTGAAGCTATTGTGGAAACAATGTTTGCACTTGTAACAGTAGCCGTTACGGTGCTTCCGGCATCAACGTACTTAGCAAAAATAAACTGGTCAGCTATATTGTTAAGAGCCAGACCGGATTTTCTCATGCCCTCATTCATTAGCTTTTGATTACTCTGAGCCTTGTCCACATCGTCAATAGCAAAGTTATAGTATTTGGATTGGGTTATTTCCAGCATAGTGCTGGCATCATCCAGAGTTTGAAGAGTTAGTCCGGTAGAAAAGTTGTTCTTGGTGTAATCGCTTATATTGATATCACCAATGGCATTGATCTTGACCTTGTCACCCTTGCCTTTAATGTCGCCCTCATAATCTGTGTTACAGTTCTTTATGGCGACGAATTTACGTTCACGCTCTTTAAGCATGGTGGCAGTCCATACAGTTGGTATAAAATTATTTACAGACATACTTCTTTCTCCCTTCGATTATTTCCATGATTTCATTGATTCCGTTATTGCATCGAGATTATTAGTTACCTCTGCCTGACTCATTTTTTGCACCTGTTCGCGAGTAAAATGCCCAGAAGGTACATTTCCATTGCCAGTAACTGAGCCAGGACTATTAGTTGCATTATTTTGATTAGTTTCCTTAACTTTATTAGCTTTTTCTTGTGCGGCAATTGTCTCTTTTAATACCTTATTTTCATGGATTTGGTACGAGTCCATTAAGGAATATCCTCGGTTACATCTGTCCCATACTTCTTGAGGTATAGTTGCATAGTCCAGTTTAGGATAAGCCGCTTTAAATTCTACTGCTTCCCGGTTGATTCTTGCTTGTATCTCTTGCTGGGTTTTGATCTGACCATTCTCCTGCTCTAATTGGTTAGCCTGTTTAACCTTGGGATGGTGCCCAATCAGGTTATTAATGACTTCCATTAACCTATCAGGGTCTGCTCCGTATTTAACTGCTTCCTGTTCAACTGCAGTTTTAAACTGCTGGTCAATCATTTGTGATTGCTGCCTTTGCTGGGTAGTGTCCCAGCCCTTTACAAGATCATCCCAGGTTTTAATCCCTTGTTCAGCAAATCGACGGGCCACTTCTTCATCTCTTGCTTTTAACGCAGCCTCAACTTCACTGTAGTTACCATGTACCTTGTCATAGTTCATGCCCTTCTGAATCAGTGTGATAGCTTCTTCAAAAGGTATTTCCTTTTCCTCGTGGTTGAATTTAACCTTAATAGGGCTAGGTGTTGGAGCCGGATCATTAGGAACCGGTTCAGTAGGTTTATTAGGGTCTGTTGACTCCGGTGGATCTGTTGGTGCCAGATCACTAGGAGCTGGGTCTGTCGGTGTTGGGTCAACCGGTGCTGGATCTACCGGATCACCTTCTGCAAATCTTTGCAAATCAATTATAAATAGTTCTGTTTGGCTCTGGTTTGCCATATTATCAATCCTTTCTGCCCTTGGTACGGGCATTAAAAAAACACCTTACGGTGCGGTTATGGGATTATTTAATACCGTTTACTCCTGATTATCTCAATTATCTTTTATTGCCCCATGATCTTCATAGGGTATCACCTGCCTTCCACTTCTCATACTCACTATCCCGGTATAAATGTATACAGGGGTAATGAGTGTCTAGCCATATTCCGAAGTCGTGGGCGGCTGCTCTAACGCAGAAATGCCTATCTTCACCCCAGAAGTTGACATTATAAACATTATTGAAGTCTACTCCTGCCTGTATTACCTGCTTTTTAATCAAGGTACAGGCTCCAGTCATACCAACTGCATAAACACCCGGGGTTTTCCATTCCTCCAACCTTCTGTCATGGTTGAAGTCATACGTATTATAGTCCCATGCATTAGGCATTTCCGGTTCACCTGGTCCCCAACTTGTCCAAAACACTTCAGCAATAATATCCTTATTAGCCTTCAACAGCTGTATCAGGGTCATTGGGTGCAGGATTAAGTCAGAATCAACAAAAAATAGATAATCATAGTTATTATCCTTGGCAAATTTAAGAATACTGTTTTTCATACCCGCGACATACGCCACCAGTTTGTCTGTCCAGTGGTGAGTAACTTCATCCACCCTATATTTATCATCTGTGTTGTAAACTGCATAGAGCGAGTTATATTGTATCAGCGGTAGCAATTCCTCGCAATTATGCAAAATAAAAAACCTGTCAACTTCACAGTTAGCAGGTATCATTAATTTACCCAAGCTTTCGAGGTATGCTTTAAATATATGCTCCTTCTGGTGAACAGGAGCTGCTATTAATATTCTCACAGACAAAACTCCTTTAATACAGGGTTCTTATCAAGAATGCTCTGATATTGTTGAATTAAACCGTTTTTACCTTTCGGATCGGCATCCATATACCGCTTATATTTGGCTTCCCTGTCAGGTGCCCGGCTCCATCCCCAATGTTGAATAACCATTCTTTTATGACCGGCAATCTTATCATAATTAGTGTTAACTGGAAAACGTCCGCAATGTAGAGCTTGTTCGCGCCACACATACTTTTTCTTAGAGAAATACTTCACGCACATTACCCAAGACCTTTTATGAGCATTCCAGTATTTATCATCCCTATAATGGGTCTCATCCCACATATCATAAAGTGGAAAACCTATACTATTTATACCCTGCTGTTCTGCATAGGTAATTAAATCTGGTAATAGGTTGATATTAGTTATGGTCTCATCAGCATCCATACATAAAATCCAATCACCGGCCCGGGCATGTTGGGTAGCTATTTCCCATAATTTTTTTCTCTGCTTCAGTTCATCTATTCCCCAGTAAGATTGGTGACTTATTACAACTAAATCAGCATATTCAGCACAAATTACAGGAGTATCATCATCACTGGCATCATCTAACACAATTAGCCTATTGCATACTGACCACATCTGTTCCAATACACTTTTTAAATACCTGTCCTGCTCATTTCTGACCAGCATCATTCCTATTACTTCCATAAAGCCTCCTATATTCCTGATAATGTTTATCGGTAATTACATCAGTTCCTACATGACCGCAGTAGAACGATGTATCAACATAAACCTTAAACCCTGCTTCTCTGGCCCGTTTGCAAAAACCTAAATCCTCTGCTAAAACAGGCATAGGAAAGAACCATGGCTGAGGTGTTTGTTTAAATACCTCATTTTTTATAAGACAACAGGCCATTCCCACCCCTTCAACCTCTGCCAGTCCCTCTGTCCAATCGTCAGCGGTTCTCAGTTCTGCCTTTTCACCATCAAATTTAACCTCAGGATAAAAACAGGGCGAATAGGGTTGCGTCCTCTTAAATGCCATAGCTGACACGATAGGCACATCCCAAGCCAACAGTCTTTGTATAGTGTCAGGCCTCGGCTCCATATCACTATCCAAAAAGAAAAGCCAGTCATAACCCTCTTTAAGCATGTATTTTGCGGCTTGCTCCCTGGCATCATATATAAGGCTGCTTCCAACCAGGCGAAAATCCAGAGCCTCGCATAATGGTTTGGTATTGAATAGCAACTGAGGCCATGCCGCTACAAACTGGTAAGGAAAATGGCCTGTATGAGGTACGCAGATTAAACCCCTCATATAGCTACCCCTCCCAACGGATTAGGCGGTGTCTGTTGTTGTGCCTGGGCCAAAACTTGCTGCATCTGTTGATTCTGCTCTATTATGGCCGTTGCCTGTTTAATAATCTCATAATCTTGCTCAGTCAACTCTATACCCATTTGCTGAGCCAACTGTATTTGTCCGGCTATTGGTATATCCTTAAATGCCACGCTAACATTTGGCGGTGGCGGTGGAGTCGGCTGCTGGTTTGCCATAGATGCTTTAATTTCTTCTATAAGATCGTCTTTCTTCGGTATCATTCCATCTGGAACACGCTCAAGATACTGTATAAAATCGATCTTGGCATCTTTAAGCAGGTTGTCCAGCGTCTGCATTGCAGTAATCTCTGACCAGTAACTAGATGGCCCAACGTCTACCTTAAGATTAAACTTGATACCTTTTAGCGAACTGAAATCAAAGGGTATTACCTGTTTTTTACCCTTAACGTCAATAGTAATACTCCGTTCTCCATATTTAGCAATCATCATATCCAGCCATATATAACCCAAGTCCTCTACCCACTGATATAGATTAGCTTTAATTGTTTCCAGGGGCTGAAAACTGGCTTGTTGTACTGCTATAATAGCCGCATGGTTATCCGGCTTAATATTACCCGTTGCCGCATCTGTTACCCCCAGAAGATCCTTGGTGTATGCAATAGCTGCGTCAATAGATGGCATGATCTGGTTAGACATATTACCAGGCTGTAAATAGCCGGCAACCTTATTGATATCAAGATCACCGTCATAGGGTATCGCCTGGCCTATCTGATTGCTCCATTTGGTTATATAAGTTGAGTTATATATCGCCTTAGGAAATGCAACATTCATAAGGTTTAGCATAACCATAGCGAACATCTTATTTATATATATCTGGTTCGGAACCAGCCCAGTTCCTACTGCCTGGCCGTGATATGAGTTTTTGCGTTTATCCCAATTCATGTGAGCTAAAGGATAACGAGTTGTCTCCATATCCTTTTCGGGAATAATCACCACTGCTTTAGTGGACTTTTTATATTTAATGGTTTTGGTATCAGGATCTTTCCAGAACTTAATTAATGTTGTAGTTTTACCATCCTCTCCGGATGCATCCAATTCTATTTTAGCCCTGTCACCAGATTGCTCTTGATAATCGGTGTCGCTGCTGATCCTGTTTATTTCTTCATCGTTAACCTTATTCTTTTTAGCTTCTTCTTTTAGTTTAGACACCAATTCTCTAAAAGAGATTAGTATATAAGGCTGAGTTTCAACCCTATAATCGTTGGGATTACCAAAAAATACATTTACATTGTCAGGCAGTTCAAAATCAATATCTCCTTTAATAGGAGTAACTGTAGGTTCAGCCCCTTCTTCAGTTGCCGGCACCTGAACTTTCTGTCCTGTATCTATACTTTGGTTCCAGAATACATATCCCTCTGCATCTCCACTTATAGCGGAGTCTAGTAATGCATCTCTCATACGAGTATCCATTTTAAGCTTTTCCCAGAGAGTTTCACTGTATTTACTAATCAGTTCAGCAACTTTACTTATGGCTTGCTCTTCCGGATTTATAGAATCATCAGCTATGTTCTCGGGCGTGAACTTCATTTTTATTTTCTGGCTCATTATCGCGCTGATAAAATAATTTATACATCTTTTAAAAACGTTAAATACCGGAGTTGGAAGGCCGTTTGATACTACCCCATACCATTGGTCACCAGAATAAAAGCGCTCATTTTTATCAACTGTTTCATAAAGGTCAATTCTGCGCTTATAATTCTTGCCTTTTTCATACAGCTCCCATTCGTGCGTATTGTCAGCCATTAACCTTCACTTCCCTCCTGCTTTGATCCATCATAGCTAAGTAGGTTCTGTAATCCTTCTAACATTTTATCCTGTTGAATTTTAGCGGCTTTAACCTCTTTTTGTTGCTTCATAATCTGTATTGGTGAGCGAATAGGTTCTATATTTCCTGCTCCCCTATTAATTGCCAAGCCATCTTTCAAGCCCTTACGATATGCCCATAAAGGAACCATAAAAAAACACAATCCTAAGATTGCGTCACAATAAGTAAAAGGCATTTACTATACCTCCTATAATTTTATATAGTTTTCAGTTGGTTCAGCCCCTCGGAACGGATCCGGCTTTGGTTTCTCATGTTCCCAATTATAAGACTCTTTTTTCTTGGCCTTTTCTTCTTCCCGATGTAATCTAACTTCATTGTTTAGACTATAGCGAACCGCATCGATGGTATGGTTATTTTTGTCGGGAAATCCAGCTTTGAAATTACCGTTAGCATCTTTTTCAAGCTCATAATTTAAAAACTCCCTTGCTGTTTCAGGACATCGCATATCATCAATAATAATCGCATCTAAATCCTGTAGGAACTTAATGCCGTATTCTATACTGTCAGGTCCTTTCTTAACTCCGGTAACTCTTAAGCCGTATTGGTTTAATTCGCTTATACTCTTAGGCTCTGCTGAGTCAGCTAATACAAGCTCGTTCTTTTTATTCTCCTCACTAATATGCTGATATGCTGCATGATTTGATAGATTGACTTTATACAGCTCGTGGAATATAAAAAGCCGCTTATATTTGCGATTATAAGCACTAACATCGTATGCCAGTGGATCTATAGCAAATCCAAAGTCTAATCCTCTCCGTATTACTTCAAATTCTTCTATTTCTGCATCAGATATCCGTCTGCATTGGACATTGCCAAATACCTCACCACCAGTACCGGTAATCTCGCCCATATATTCATGATTATATGCCGTTTCATTAACTTCTTTTAAAAGCTCAGCTTCAAGTATGAATTGTTCACCAAGCCATTCCCGGGGTACTGATAAATAGTTACTGTGATGAGTTAATCTGTCCGGCCTGGTTAACTGTGCTTCTGCATTCACCCAATTGGCTTTGCTTTTTGGTGGATTATATGAGTAAAAAACTATAAACTCTTGACCACCACGCATGAGAGACTGATTAATCATGCGGATTTCTTCCATACCGTTAAATTCGTCTAACTCTTCAAACCATATATATTTGCAATATCCTTTGGCAAATTTAATGGATTTTATTTTTTTAGGCTTATCAGCTCCACGGAATAATATTTTTTGCCCAGTTGGTAAATAAGTCAACACTAATTGAGCTTGCGGAATATGCCAATATTGAGCAACTCCCAGCGCATGTATCGCCCATACCAACTGCTCAAATACAGAATCCTTTAATGTATCCTTAACTTTTCTTAAGGCCACAGCATTTGCTTCGGGGTCTTTCATTATACCCAGGATTATTTGTATAGCTATAAAGGTAGATTTTGTACTGCCGCGCCCACCTTTTAACCAATAATGAGTATGGTTTTTTTGCTTTACGTCGGCATGCACTGACCTGAAAGACGGGGCTATTAAATTAGACAACTTAACTATCATCGACATCATCTACAATCTGTACTGAAGCTCCATCCTCACCGGTGCTCCCCAGTTTAACCAACTGCGCTTTAAGAGTATCAATCTTAAGTTTCTGCTCCTCTGTAACCATATCCCAGTTAGCATGAAGCATCTCATCATATTTTTTGATCATATTGGTCAGCTGGGCCATAGCTGCCGATTGAGCTTTTAAGAAAGTAGCTTGTTTATCCCATGCCTGTTGTACCTCCCATTTTTCACCGATTATTTTACCTTTCTGATCGGCAACCTTCTCAATCGTTTTATCATTCTTATCTTTAACAAACATGATCTTCTGGCTTCTAATAATAGCCGCGAACTTTATTCGTATGTTCAAATATAAGATATCTATAGGATCCATTCCCTCTGTATCTTTTAATACGTCTACTGAAGCCCTGGGCAGATATTTGGAAAATAGACCATGTATATAATGGTTTTTGTTGAGTTCCGGAGCTCCACCGCCGCTATTACCACTACCATTTTGATTACCATAAGGAGCCCCTACTTTACACAGCTTATCCTTCCATTTATCCTGAGTGCGCCAGGTATTTATATTATTTATTTTTTCGCCTAACTGAACAGCAATTTCAGCTGAACTTATACTGCCGTTGCTTTCTTTGTAAATATTAAAAGCTGCATCTCTGTTAGGACTTTTTTGTCTGCCCACTTTTTTGCCCCCCAAAAGAAAAAGTAAGATTTATTTTTTATCTTACTCACCCTTTTAAAATATTGAATTGATATTGATTCGCGGTTTTTATTGAGTTTAAACCGTTCGAAAATTCATCTTATTTTCTTTCGGTTTCTTAAATTTAAAAATAATTTATTGTTATTATCTGTAAGGTATTTTTTATAAAAATAGATTTAAACACTGGTATTATCGAACATAGAGCCTATTTTTTACCCTCTTTTTGAATGTGTGGTTTATATAGGGAATCAGACATTCAGAATATTTTATTTCTTCTTTATATACCTTTTTTTTATCTCTTGAATGTTAATATATTAAAATATAAGACATTCAAAGATAAATAAAAAAGAATCATACCCTGATTAGATTATTTAAAGAATCACTATATTTGTCATAAGTATCTCTGTCCAGTCCAATATATGCTTTAGTTTCCGCTTCACTTCTGTGTCCCAGCATCTCCTTAACTAAACTAATGTTATACTCGCTTTCCACATATATCTTATATGCAAAAGTTTTCCTCAATGAATGGGCAGAAATATGTGTAAGACCAAACTGACGACCGGCATCTTTTAAGATACGGCTCACATGACTAACTGCGATGTGTTTATTATTTCCTTTCCTGGATTGGAATAAATATTCATAATCTTTCTTATTCTTAATATATTGCACCAGGAGCACATCTAAATTAGTTATTACTTTTACAATTCTAGGCTTAATATTTTCTTTTCTTATATTTTTACTGTTTACCTTTTTCCCCTCGAGGATCTCAAAATATCCGTTTTTTAAAGCAATCTTGATATCCCTGACCTTTAGACTCACCAGATCGCCGGCCCTGTATCCTGTAGATATACCTAAAATGAATAATATATAGTCTCGTTCATTTTTACATTTCAAGTAATCTTGTATGTCTAATACCGTTTCTCTGTCTTTTATGGGTCTTGCAGGTTTCTTTTTAGCCATAACTCCAGGCTCCAATCTTTTTAATCATCACGATCACCTCCACGAGTGGGAATAATAAACAGTATAATAATAAATAGAAAAGAGCCCCTGCTTTTTTCCGCAAAGGCTCTTTTAATAATATTTGCAGTTTAAATAATAACATGATCTTATTGATTATTTACTAGGTTTTTTTGTCCGTAATTAAAAAATAATATTTTTATCCCATTATGTTTACTGCTTGATCTTTTTCATCATCCACCGGATAACCCCAAATATTGGCCAACCTAACGTATATTTTCTTTCGATAGTCGTAAAAAGGTTCCCATCCACTGGGTTGTTTTTTTAAAAACTGCATATGCCCGATCACTACATCTTTTCTAATTTTAATCGATGTCCTAGGGAAAGCCCACCAATACAATTCAATAAATTTTATTATTTCATGATAATTGGAGGCCCCCTGAAAAGCATAGGCGATATCATCTAATATCGAATCAACATAATTTCGGTTGGCCTGCAGTATAGCCTCTGCCCGTTCAATCCTTCGAACATCGGCCTCGGCTGATGCGCTACTAATCATATGCTGTCCGCCGGCAGGCTCATAAGAACTGGTTAACCTAAAAAAATATTTAGAATCTGCAAATGCAGCATGAACTATAACTGATTTTTGGTGCTCAATTGCCTTTAAAGCATCTGGGTAAGCAAATAAATCTTTATCTACGTCTATTTCGTATCCCGGTCTTGGCTTTCTATCTCCGGACAACTGCACCCCTCCTAAATTTCCAAGCGCTTGGCTTTTTCTCATCGTTGCTGCACTTAATATTTGTAATGCGACGTTAAGCAGTTAAAGCTATTAAAGCGTCAAACAAAGGTTTGTGCTCATCTATAATTTCTTTTAACCGGCTCTCGTCATAAGTAATTACCCCGTGATAATCAACTTCAAAGGCTCTTTTGCTTAGCCTCTCAATAATCAAGTAATCTCCAGACCTTTTCCTTAATACAATCAATAGATCTTCCGATGCATATTTTTCATTGTCCTTATGGTAGTAACATTGAACCCTGTTCCATGCTGTACTCTTACCATCAATCATGTATGAATTGGAGTTGTCCTTTCTTTTCCCGTCCCGCTTTCTTACTCCAATACTTTTCATATAATCTTCAAATATTTTGGCTAACTGCTTTGTTTCACACGATTTCCATACCTCTGTCAGCTTTTCTTTCACAATTTATTCCTCCTTCCCCGCCAGGCGGGATCTCTTTCAATTACGCAGTAAGCGGTTCATGAATATTACCGATTACTTTTATAGCCCGATTTACTACAAAACATTTAATATAAAGCCGATGCCTTTGGCACTTTAGACCTATATCATAAACTGGCTGGGAAAATTCAACCTCATAACAACCATCTACGAAATCCACAACTCCGCGAATAAGTTTATTTTCATAGTTAATTCCAAGAGTGCTTATCTCAACGATATCTCCAACATAAATCTCTTTGCCTTTTCTTCCCATTTGCTCATGCTCTCCGGTGAATTGACTGACAGTTGCGGGATCAACTTGTTCCCATTCTCCTTTGTGAAAATGCCTGCTTATCCATGCGGTTCCGTTATTTTCAATAACCAACCAGCCATATGTCCAATCGCCATCCGCTACCCGCTTACCTCGGAATTTAATATTCAAAACTACTCCTCCTTCACCGGCCGCAGCTCGTTTGCTAAGAAATATCCTTCTCCCATACAGTCGTCACATGGGCCCTCAAAATCTCCGTCATTCACGATGTACCCAATCCCATGGCATACATCACATCTAATCCACGAGATCATTTCAAACCCCTTGAATTTCTTTCCTTCCAGTGCCTTAATGATGTTATCCGCGGTTAGCTCTATATCTGTCTTGCCAGCTATATACCTAAAGGCATCACAATTTTCTGTCCTGCATTTTTTCTTATCCCAATCCTCATTTGATTCCTTACAAAGCCAATCGCAGAGGAAATGTTGCGTTGTCCAATATCTATCGCTGCAAGGCAACATCCACGGATTGACAAAAAATATTTGCTTGCATGGTTTTGGAGGCTTATTAAAAGGGAATCCCTTAAGATTCTGGATATACATATCTTTGCCGCATATAGGCCAACTATAATAATCAAAGTCACCTCCATTACTATCGCTGCTAAGGTACCCGCAATATTTACACAAATTCATAGCCTCCCTTCGTGCTGCGCAGTTTTAACAGACTGCGCACTAAACCTAATCACTTATTAAGCCTATACCCCGCAATAAAAGCGATATCTTTTTCTATCGATTTAGCTTTATAAGCGTTCATTCGAGCAAAACAGCTCCCCCGGTGCTTATAGATATATGCAGGCTCTGTTATAACCTCGCATTTATTACGCTGATCCCTGTAGCAGCCGCTACACATCTCCGGTACCGGTCTGTTAATTCCACTTTTTGTCATCTAAACTGCCTCCAGAATTACGACTTTTTTTGTTTCTGCCTGAATCATAGTCTTTAATATTTCCCACTGTTCCCAGCTAAGAGATATTGTTAATGACTTCTCACTCCATTCCCCTCGATCCTCAGCAAAGATAAGCAATGGCCCTTCATTCAGGTCTATTTTTAAGAAATCGCACTTCTTTTCAGTTAAATTTACTGAAACATGTTTTTTATCACCAATCACCTTCTCTGACCTCCTTTTCGACTAATATCATCCCAGTGATCTGACTCAATTAATCTAGCAGACTCGATTCTCTGTACTTGTTTGTCATAATGCAGTGCAATATTTTTGTCGTTCTCACCATCCCGGTTTTTATCAAGATATAAGCGAAAATTAGCGTTGGCATATTTTGAATAGTCCTCTTTTTCATTATTCGGGATAGGATATAATTTCAAGAGCATATCACATTCGTTTTTAATCCTCTTAGCCCCTTGTAATGATCCGTTTTCATTAAGCTGGGCCAAAACCATAATAGGTATCTGCAGTTCCTGAGCTAATATTTTATTAGTCTTAGCTATTTGCTCCAATACCTGCCATTCATTGAGATTCTTATCTATCTTGTCCATCCGGCCAATATAATCAATGACCATCACCTGGATATGCTTCTGCACTTTAGCCTGGCGACCAAGCATAATACACTGGGAAGGGGTAAGGCCTGGACAAAACCGGTGAATAAAATTAGACTTAGCAATCTTCTGTATTGCAGCATTTACCTTAGGCCTGTCATTTCCAGAAGGACCGTCATAATTACCCCGCTTTATATCGTACAGTGGAACATTAGATACATTGCTCCATAATCGTTGATAGATTTGTTCCCTCGACATTTCAGTGTTGATGTATAGGGTTGAAATATTCTGGTCAATGCCAATTGTCTTGGCAGTCTGTAAACCTAATGCCGTTTTACCTACACCAGTTTCTGCAGCCAGGATAATAAGATCACCTTGTTTTAGCCCTAAGGTAAGCTCATCAAGTTTATTAAAACCCGTTGATAATCCCTCCAGAATAACTTCTCCCAGGGACATCTTCTCCCGGAATTTGCGCTCTTTTTCAGCCATAATTTTTGTTAGAAATTTAGCTATTTGGTCACCGGTTTCGAAGGTCTCTTTGGAGCGAAATATATTTATTTTAGCCAAATCACCTATACAATCAGCCAGCGTATTATCTATGTCCCGCTTGCCCAAATCCTCCAGATAAGCCTGATATTTTTTTAGGACCGATGAACATTCACGGGCCTTGGCATTTGATATTATTTCGTCTATCCAGTATTGAATTTCCTGATCATCGATATATTCACCAACAACATCGTTAATCTCTTTAAATTTATTAGGGTTGTCCTTACTAATAAATCCATAATTCATAGCCTCTTTCAGAAATACTGCATAACTAGGATAAATGCCGCCACTGTAAATACTTAAAATTAAACTAAACATATCCCGGGTAAGATCATGGGCAAAGTAATCCATGTCCAGCTGCGTAATTGCTTCTAAACACGCTGATTCCGAATGCACCATTGCAGATAATACCCTGCATTCACTGCGATAATCCGTAAAAGCCATAGTAACCCCCTACATAACCGGCGCATTTCGGCCGGAATAATCATTTTTTGTATCAGGTGGCTTATTTGTTGGGCTAGCCCGTGATTTAATGTGATCCTGATAATTAACCCATTTATCGCCCTCATCAAGGAAATCAGGAATACAATTGCGCTGCGTTAAAAACTTAACTAGGGACCACTTATGTTTAAAATAATAGCTTTTGTCGTGGTATATTTCGGAGTACCTCTTAATACTCAACATAATATTTTCGAGACTATTTTTAGTTAATGATTTTTCTGTGTTTTTAATAATATCTTCGGTTAGGTATTTGTGGACAGTAATTTTTTGAGCATTCCAATGGTTGAAGATGACAATATAATTATTTAAAGGATTATTTAATAGATTATTTAAAGTATTATTTAGGAGTGGTTCTAAGACCAATATTTCGGGGGATTCAACCGCATAACTGTTATCTATCCTCATAACTTGCTGTTCGCTATCCTCATAACACTTGTTATCTATCCTCATAACTCCTTGTTTACTATCCTCATAACTATTATCTGTTTGCATAACTGTTATTTGTTCACATAACTCGGTATCATCTGGCCGTGCAACGGATGCTCCTCTAAATATTTTAGGATCCCACTGATCAGCATTTACATTAAAAGAATAGGTATAAGGATTAGTATTTTTATCTCGTAATATTACTCCCCAATTTATTAATTCATTTACCCTGCAACTAATATTCGTTTTACCAATGTATGTTTCATTAATAAAAGTTTGATATGGTATTCGGGCAGAAGTCTTTCTTTTCTTAAGTTTTGGTTCATACTGGCTGGATTCATCATACCATCCGTAGGTTTCCAACCAGATAACATCAATAATGGCCCTGTGCGCTCCAGATAACTTGGTTTTAGCCAAGGTCCTAAGAGCATCTTTAGCCAGAGGGAAACTTCCATTGTCCATATCTATTTTTGAAATAGCAGCCATATTTATTGTCCATCTCCCTCGGAATAAAAATTAATATTTAATGGCCTGGTTGATCATGTTAAAAGCCAAAATAATTATTGCCAGCCGGGTAAGAACAAATGTAATCGGGTCCTCTTTTGTCTGCCTTTTTAAAACAGATATAAAACTCCTAGACATATGCCCATTGCGTGTCTTGTCTGCTTTTTTAACTGGCTGTACCCGTGAGTATTGAGTTTCAAAATAATGCTGATTTATTACTTTATTCATTTAAATAACCCCTATCCATTGGACTGATCCGCCTCATTACTTTTAGCGAACATCAACCTAGCTTCTAAATATTCAGATTCAGTAATTTGCTTTAAAAATTCAGCTTTTGGAAGTTCATTTTTTCCTTCCAAATAATAATCATCGTCTATCCTCATAATAGTTTTAAGTTTTGAACTTATGGCATAAGGGGAGTGTACCAACATCTCATCGAACAGAATACTGCCCATATCTCGAACTGTAGTTAATCCTGTCTCCATACAAATATTTATCCATTTTTTATTAAGAGGCGAATTAGCTTTAGCAACAAAACTGTCATGTTCACGGTATTTTTTAAACTCATTTCGCAGGTTTACAGGCGGCTCTTCTGGATAATATAATTGCGTGGCAGACATTACCAAAAGGTCCGTAATCGGCAAATCTACACCAGGATATAATTGTGGCCTACTATCGTTCCATTTATTTTTCATTGATTCGGCCTCGTTTAGTTTTGAATATAAATCGCTTTCACATTTCACCTTAAAATAAAACATAATTATTACCTCCATACACATTTATGAGTTACCGCCTCCGCATAACAAATATAAAGTCAAGAAAGTCACTATAAACCTGATTAGCAAGCAAGTTATAATAACCAATTAGCTTAGGTTCATCGTCAAATATCGTAGAAACTAATTTAAGAAACGTTCCTATTTTCCCGACGCTGTTTAGTTCCACAGCCATGTAACACATAATGTCCTTTCGGTACTTGTTAGGGCATTCCATCGCCACGACAAAACTGTTGGATTGAGTTATATATACAGACAACTTGACATCAAAATTGATTTCCTGAGAATCATACCAAGCCGATCCATGGCTTATCATCTCCCCGATGAAGCTAAGCGGTAGTTTCTCAGTACGCCTCAGACACACTATCTGTTTTGCGTTATTCATAGGGTCTGCCCTCCTTTAATTGATCAGTGACTGCAGAATCATCTTAACCCCATCAGAAAAACCGTTACGATAGAACAGCATACTATTAATAGACTTCATATCATTGCATGCATCAATTAGACGGTTAAACTCAATGTGCAATTCCGTTGGTAGGTTTCCTTTAATTTTTTCCTCCAGATATTTAAATTGATCATTAGCGTCTCTATAATCGGAAGATTCCATGTCAAAATTGGAGTTATTGTATAACTTAAACATTCTTTCTTCGAATAATTGGGTCATATCAGCACCAAATGTACCTGCCATAAATACACCGATTCCTTTATCGGTTAATAATTTTCTCCCCATTTGCATTCCCCTCTCAATCGTGATAAAGTTAATTAAGTGATTTTTTATGCCCGCTTTTTATAAGCGGTCTTTTTTTGTCCTCTTTTCGAATCCATTTTCTATACTCTAGGGTTCCCAAACATGTAAAAACCGTTATAATTCCAATCTCTTCCCTAACAAGAATACATAGGCCATGGTGCTCAATCTCATGAGCCGGGTAATGCTTACTCTTTACTACCTTCCCTGGCTGCCTCCTCCAGCCTCTCCTTAATCTGCTCATCCGACGAAATAAAATCGAAACACCTGGCCCGGTACCTACGTATGGCATGTCCCCTTATAATTACCTGCATGCTAATCACCTTTTTCCGCTATGCTGTTGAAAATGTTTAAGATATCCATGTCATCCTTAATAAATTTTCTATATGTCTGCTCTATCCATTTAATAGCTTGCTTTTTCCCCATCTTGCGAACCTCGTTTTTAATTGCGGATGCTGTTTTTCCGTATCTATTCATTGCTAAAAGCTTGTAATATTCCTCCATAACTCGGATTGCGTTTAGAGCATGGTCCTCAACCATTGTTAAATATGCCATTTTAAGAGTTCCACGGACTGAGAGCAGCGGACCAGTCTCTTCGCTTCCATCTTTAAAATCTTGGCCTTTTTCCATAAGCGGTTTACTGACATTACCTTTTTTCAGCCTTCGCATCGTAACATCTGGCGCGTCCATTTGTGCCTGAAAGGACATAAGTCGAACGTCCTTTTCGTAATCAACTGAGACCCCTATTTTCTTAAATTCCTCTAAAAGAGTTAGCACTCCGGCAGCTGCTATCGATATATCGGTTGCTTGTGGATAAACAAAATATGAACCGGCCCTATATACAACAATCGCGTAAGCCGAAAATGGATTATCTTCTTCAACCGGGAAAGCAAATATTGTTCCACCAAGGCTTTCCCGGAAACCTTTTGCTTTTAATTTGAGTTGTTCTTCCACATTAATCAATTCGCACATAATCCAGTGCCCTCCCTACATAACTACGTATTCACTGGCTGGGTGAAGCATTTTGTTTGCAACTCTTAAACCATCTTTGATCTTCCCAACTGCTTCTAGGTACTCGGGAACGGTCATGTTTTTTTTACCGTTTTTCTTTATATGGTTGTTAATCAGGGTTTTAATATTGGTGTGATAGGCAATGTTATAAGCTTCGCGGAATTTACGCCAACCTTCAGCGTATAGTAAACCGTTTTTCTCGGAATAGCGGTTAATGGCCTTAATTAACTGCTGGCGTGAGGTTCCATTAGGGTCAACAGCATCAAGTTCATTGATTCTCTTATGGGCTAATTTAGCTTGCTCTTGGGCGGTAGCTGCCTGTACTTTTATATCATCAGTGCCCACTTCAACCTGGGTAAGCCGCTGCTCCATTTCGATCTGCTTATATCTCATGGCAATTATTGGATCGTTTAGAAGCTCAGTCGGCAAGTTGCTTTTCGAAGTTATGAAAGCTTCCGCCAAAACATCCTTAGCCTTAAGTTGATATTCAATCACCAGTTCTTGTACCTGAGTGTTTCCAATGATGCCAGCGTTAATTTTGGCTAACCACAGAGGCAAAAAGTTAATATCAATACAAAGAATCTCCTGCTGTCCACCGTTTGTAGGGAGGATGATTTTCCGTCCCCCTCTTAAGAGAACCGGATCAGCTTGAATCTTCTGCATCTCGTTTTTACGTTGCCCTTCCGTTAACCCTATTCCTTCACATATCCAGCGAACTCCAGCATAGATATTTCTATCACTGCACTTAACCGCTATTAATTCTGTACCATTAAAATCAACTGACTTTTGCTCAATTGGGGTTAAATCGTTCATCTGTGTTGTTTCTCCTCTCTTTTACAGGATTTTCCTCTTTTGTGTCGAAATGTTTAGCAAACTTATATTGAAAGAAGGAATACTTATGCGTATTGGCTATTCAGGTGACGAACTTGCAAAATTAGGGTTACTTAACTACTCAGCAGCTCTGGGCGAATCATCCAAGGAAATCATGAAGGATCCTGCCCTGAACTGGTTAATGGATCAGGCTTTTCTCCAGAAGTTCTCAGAAATTGAAGCTCTTGTTTTAGCCGCTGCAGCGATGATTGAACAGAACAATCAGCTTGTGCAAAAGCAGCTTGAAGATCTGGGCGTTCTTCCCCGTCAGGAATAATTTGCTTGGCTCTGGCCTGAGCCATTTCAATCATTTGTATCCGTGCTTTGATTGCCTTTTCGCGGATTTTATCTGGGTGGACTGGGTATATTCTCTCTAACTCGGCCACCCTTGCTTCCAACTGGACAAATCTCTCATCTATTGTCATATCTCGCTCCTCTGAGCAATTGCCTGTAGAACAAGCAGTACCGCTAGCGTTAACAACCTGACCATCTTTCCCACAACAACTACCGATAGAAGCATCCGTCTTCTCCTCTCTTTTATATATTGGAAACTTGTCCTGATAATCCTCATAAATCCCACAATGTTTGCAATGCCGCCTCTGATCAAATTCGCTTGGTACCCAAATGTGTTCTGACATAGTTACATCCTCCTATCCTTGTATTTTCCTTAGTTTGCCGTACTGCGGCTCTGGTTCACGGTGTATACTTTGGGCTTCCTGTTTATCAACCCAAGCGTCCAGCCCTTCTTGACTAAATAGCACCCTACGACCTACTTTTACACAAGGAATGAGGCCTTTCTTGGCTTTCTCTAGTAATGTCCAGTAAGAAATATGTAGGTAGCCGGCAGCCTCTTGAGCTTCCATCATATGACGTGACATTTATTCATCTCCTTTCAAGCTAATCAATAACCGTCAGGCTTGGCACATAATAATTAGTTAAAATATATTACATACTTATATCGCTTGCTTCTCATGGGGTTCCCCAAATATATCTTCCATAGAAACCTTAAAAGCTATCGCAATGGCACGTTTACTATTAAATCTAGGTATGGTACGACCCATTTCCCAAAGCCAATAATTTTTCTTAGTTGTACCGCATTCTCGCGCGGCTACTTCTTGAGACCAATCTTTTGCAATCCTTAATACTTCCAGTTTTTTATTCCATGGCAAGGCCCTTACTAAATCTAATATTGCAGTCATTTCACCACCTCCACCGTCGCCGTTTATTTACGTCATTCATTGTTCTTGACGTTATATTACGTCAGCTCATTCGAAACGGCAACCATTAAATGTCGTTTATTTGCGTCGCATTAGGTCGTTATATGTAATTTTAACCATCATGCTTCACCAGACTTGTATTTACGTCTATTTAATATTATAATGACGTTAATAACGTATTTATAAAGGGGGAATTTTAAGTGCCGTTAGGCAGAAAAGAGCTGGGTAATCGCATTAAGCTTGCCCGTGATGAAAGAGAGCGGAGGACAGGAAATAAGTTTTCTCAAAAAGATTTAGCTTTATCTGTCAATAAATCTCGAAGCTATATTGGAGACCTGGAATCCGGGCGTACATATCCCAGTTACGCTCTTCTTAGCCGAATATCTGAAGCTTGTGACGTTCCGCTAAATTTTTTTGATACTGAGCAATCAGGGTTATGGGTAAAACAAAATCGAGAAAGGCAGAATATGTCTATAGAAGATATCTCTCTAGAAGCGACTATACCCGTCGATGTACTTCAGCAGATTGAGGCAGGCCATGTTATAAATGGTGTGACATTAGTACAGTGGATGAAGATTGGTGAAGTATTGGGACTTACTAATGAAGAAACTATGAAGTATATATTTGAAGACACAATATATCAATCCTTTTTTAAAAACGATGGAAATAATAAGAATTTAAACAATATTAAAAATATACTTCTAAATGACTTTAATAACGATTCACATATTCTGCACAAAAAGGTAGGGGCTATTCCATTTGACCCGGAATCCATAATTATGCTTCCTGTTTATGGCAAAATAGCAGCTGGTATTCCTATAACAGCTAATCAAGAAAACGATTTCTATCCACTAGACACTCGGTTTATTAGTCTTAATGGATATTCACAAGATGACTTTTTTTTCCTTCGAGTCCAGGGAGATAGTATGGAACCTGGTATATTTAATAAAGATCTAGTTTTAGTAAGGTCACAGCCAGCAGTTGAAACTAATGAAGTAGCTGTCATTCTTTATAACGGAGAAGATGCCACGATAAAAAGAGTTACCGTGGCCGGAGATAAAATTGTTCTTAACTCAGACAACAAGAATTATCCCCCGCAAATATACAATGCAGTTGATTGTCGGATCTTAGGCAAAGTATTGCAACGTATTGGGAAGGTGGTGTGATGGTATGGAAGAATCAAAACAAAAACAAACAATAGGTTATTATCGGAAACGTGGTAAAGATTCTTATGAATTAGATTATCGACGGAATCGAAAAACCGTTAAGGCCAAAAATGATACTGAAGCTGCGCGATTACTCGCAAGGTTTATTTCCGAAATAGATTCAGGTAAGTTCCGGAAGCCTTCTAAAATGACCTTAAAGCAACTATCAGACCGTTTTTTGCGTGACAATCCTGAGCTATCCACAGCCACCAAGAATAACTATGAAATACACCTAAAAGAACGGATACTTCCTTCTTTAGGGGATAACAAAATTGATAAAATTAAACCAACTCATATTTATGATTTTCTGAATAATCTCAAAGAAGATGGCATAAGGAAAGACGGGAAGCCAGGTGGTTTAGGAGCAGCAACTATAAAAAAGAATTACAATATTCTTTCGTCAATGTTCTCTTTTGCGGTTGAATTGGGAGAATTAGAAGATAACCCATGCGTAAAGGTTAAACCTCCTAAGATACCTAAAAGGAAACCGGTAAGTCTTGAAAAAGACCTAGCTATTCAATTGCTTCAAGCCCTAGCTAACGAATCGTTAAAATATAAAGTAATGGTGTTACTTGCTGCCTGCACAGGTATGCGCCGGGGTGAAATTCTAGGTATTGGAGACAGTACTCTAAATATAGATAATTGTGCAGTTATAATCGACCAAGCAACCAGGCATATCGCAGGAGTAGGAATATACTTAAAAGATCCTAAAACAGATGGTAGTATAAGAGCTATTCCACTTCCCCCCAGTATTATGCCGCTAATTTCAGAGATGATAAATGCTAGGGATCTACAACGCAAAAAATGCGGAGATAAATGGGTTGCTAAAATATTAAAAGAAAGTGAATTGGTTGAAAACGATTTACTTTTCACGCAGTGGAATGGAAAACCAATGCATCCCAATACAGTTGATGGATGGTTTAAAAAGTTTAAAGAAGATAATAACTTGCCGGAAAACCTGACATTTCATGGGCTTAGACATACTAATATCACCCTATTATTGAAGTCCGGGATAGACGTAGGAACTGTTGCTGACAATTCTGGGCACACAAAGAAATCAACAACATTAGATTATGATGATCCTTCTCCTGAAGCTTTGCGTGAAGTTGCCAATAAAATAAATACCGTTCTAAACCTTCAAGAAACTGTGCCCGGCCTATTAAATTTCCCTGTAAATATCTATCGATTAAAAAAGAAAAAATCTATGTGA